CTCAAACAGAAAACGGTCGCCGAGGTACTCGCCGGCAATGCTCAGATTGATTTGCCCGCCCAGCACCGAGAGCGCACGGACGCGCTCCAGCTTGACGCGCGGTTCCCACCGCCCGATCGCGCGGACCGCCTCGGCTTGCACCGAACTTTTCCAGCCTTCGTTAATCGGCATGTCGACGTACAAGGGGATCTTGCTGCCGTAGTCCGGCCGCTGCCGGCGACTGCCCAGGCGCGTGCCCAAGATGTCCGCGATGGACTGCCGCAGATGCTCGATGCCGGAGATGGGTTGGCCGGTGTGGCGATCCATTCCGATCATCTAACTCACTCCAGCGGTTCGAACTCTTGATGGGCCTTCAGGTAACGAACGGCCTGCTCGTCTGAAACAGATACTTCGACACAGCCTCTGGCTACCGGCAACGTTCGTCCCGATTCTGGAAGGACCAAGGTGCGCGACGTGTACACCCGGTCGCGAAATTTCATCGTCAGATCCGCCGCCCGTTGCGGCTGCGGCTGCGGCTGCGGCTGCGGCTGCTCAATACTGAGCACATCGTTTGTCTTCGCCATGATTTCTCCAGGCATGAAAAAGCCCGCACTCGGCGGGCTTGGATGGGTTAGTGATTAGTGCGAGTGATGGTTGCTGTTACCCGTGGCGTCGATGATCGAAGCGTCACTGGTGATGTTCTGCGTGACGTGTAACGGTCCGTCGATGGCCACCGCACCGACCAGTTTGATGGCCGCTGCTTTGACCGTCGCCGAACCCGGCGTCAGCGCCACCTCAGTGCCGCCGACCTTGGCCGTCACAGCGGCATCCGTAACGACGACCTCGGTGCTGCCGACCTTGATGGTGACGGTGCCGGTAGGCAGGGTGATCGTGTAGCTCTTGGCCTCCCAGTCATAGACCAGCGAACCGCCGTCGTCGAAACGCCACACCTCCACATGGTCGCGGTTATCCGGCGGCGCGCCGGCATTGCCGTACAGCCCCGGAATAAAGGTGCCCATACCAGCCTGACCGCTGGGATTGAACAACACCCCCTGCTCGCCCAAGCTCGGCGCCCGCCAATGCCGCGCCTTACCAGCCGCGAGGCTGTGCCAGCGCACCCAGGCGCTCGTCCACTCGCCATTCGACACCCGCACCCCCGGCCCCGTCAGATCCACCCCGACCACCGCGCAGGGCATCAGCATGGCCGCGATCATGCGGTCATGCTCGGCACTGGCGTAACTCACAGATCCTCCGGTTTGACCGGACCATCGCCCGACTCAATGTCGAATATCAGCGAGCCTGGCGGCTCATTCGGCCAGGGCCATTCCTCAACACCCAGGTAGAGTTGGTGAGTCCATTCCACTAACCAGACCACGTAGCCATCCAGCTCCGGCCTGGTCCAGTCCTGCATCGCCTGGCCAAACTCGGCGGGCTCAACTTCAAGCCCCCACGTTTGCAGTCGTAACAACACAGCCAATTGGGCCGCCAGGTACGCGGCTTGCTGGCAATGCTGTGGTCGTATCGGGTCGACAATAATCCGCGCTTCGAACTTGCAAACCAGAGTGGTTTGCCCCGTTCCAATGTCGACACCAGGTTCCATCTCAGCCAACTCGATGAACACCGCGGGTAGTGCAATGCGATCCTTGATGTTGGGCCACGCCGTCACCGCTTGAACGCCCGGCAGATGAGCCTTCAGGTTCTGTTCTATTGCCCGGTAGAGCTGGTCGAGACTAAAAGGCTCGTCAGACATTCGCCGTCCCCTTCAAATACTTTTGCAATTCAAAGTTGAATTCCTGCCGCAGGATTTCCAGCAGGCGCGCATCAGCGCGTTTAACCCAACTGTCGAAGTGCGGCCGGGCTTGTTCCAGTGACACCTTGGCTTTGGCCAGCGGAAAGCGATTGCCGTTTTCCGCAACCCACCCCGAACTAGGTCCACCGCCGGACGACACGGTGCTGTCGGGATAGTCATCCGCATTGAAGTGCTTGCTCGCGGTGCGAATCCAGATGTCGGGCTTGTTGCCGTAGACCTTCTTGAGAAAGGCGCCCTGATAACGTCGACCGGCCACTGACACGCCACTGCCAGACTGCCGTGCCCGGCCGATCCGACTGGACTCGATGGCATTTAAACCGAACCACAACTTGCCGCTGGTGGCTCCGCCGGAGACCGGGTAGCTGCGCAAGCGCTGACGAACCGCCGCCACCGCAATGCGTTCCTGCCGACTGACCGCCCGGGCAATGTGCGTGCGCAGCCAACCCAGCGTTTTGTTGATCGCCCGACGTTGGGCGGCTGCGGCGGCCTTGGGAACCAGCTTGGCGAAGTCCTGGAACGCTTTCAGGTCCGCCGTCGAGGACTGGATGGAAATCATCCCACCACCGGCCGAGGGCTTGAAGTGACTGCCGACACTCATGGGCGCATCCTTAGGATCAAGGCAACCAGACCGTCACCGCTTGGCTCGAGCTGCAACAGGTCGTAATCGCCACCACCGTCCAGCGCGGGCAGATCGACGCTGACCAACATGCCCTGCTCCAAGCTGTGCGAATCGCTGACGCGGATCTCGAACCGCGGCTCACGCAACCCGGTGTTCAGCTTGCCGAACTTGGGCTGCAACCAGGGCGCGGCGAACATACCCAACACCGGTTCTTCGCGACCCTCGATCCGTGCGGTATCGCCCAGCGTTTCGAACACCACTGCATCCACCTCGGCAATCAGATCGCGAAAGCTCATGGTCAGAGCTCCAGCAGGATCTGGGCGCGAGGTCGGGTGCACAGGTGCAGCGGGTTGGACTGGGCTTCGCCGGCCATGCCTTTGTTGAACGGCAGCGGCTCGATCATGCTGTAGTACGGAATGCCCTGGGTGTTGACCGTTTCCATGTAGTCAGCGGGGGCAAACACCGAGATGTACAGATCAGGAACACCCTCAGGGACCAGGAGCGCCTTATCGTCGTGGACGAAAGACACGCCCGCGACTTTGCCACGGTAGCGCTCCCAGATAATGCCGCCGAACTCGAAGCTCTCCCGGGCGTCACCGCGCAAGGCCGCCGCTTGCTGGCTATTGAGATAAGTCTCCTTGACCGACTTGTGAACGATCAGTTTGTTCCAGAAGTTCTTGCCACAGAATGCGCGGGAACTGGTGCTGGTCACGCTACCGAGCGCGTCTTCTTGCATATCCAGCGCTTCACCGCATTTTACCCGCAGCTCGGTGCTTGGGTCGGCCAAGCCCATCGGCAGCTTCTGACGCGACACTCCAAAACGGTCATAGAGGTCCAACAGCACCGTCGAGCCATCGGCATCGAGGATCAGTCCGTTGAGCGCGCCCATGCGCTGAAACTCGTGAGTTGCATCTAACTGACGGCGCGCTTTGGCCAGACGGGCATTGACCACGTCTTGCACGGCCTGCAACTCAGTGCGAGTACCGAAGGCACGAATGCCCTGGATCTCGTCGGCCTTGATGGTGAAGCGTTCCGGCAGGTGCACGGTGTTGAACGGAATCAGGTTGCGCTTGCTGGCGGCGACTACCAGACCAGAGCCTCCGCGTTCACCGGCTGGCACCAGTGCCAGGGTGTCGCCGTCCTTTTCGATCTGGACGGTCAGGGTGGTGATGCCTTCCTCGCGAAACAGGCCCAGAGCGCTGATACGGCCCGGCAGGTAAGGTTGATCGTTGAGTGCAGCAGTCAGCGCGGTAACGGTAAACGCTTCGTCGTCAAAAATGGCGATCTCGGCCATGGGTACTCTCCAGAAATTGAAAAGCCCGCTCAAGGCGGGCTGGGTAAACGTGACTAAAGGTCCTAGCGGACGATCAGGAAATGGGCGGCCAGGTCTTTCTCGGCCTCAGGGTCCAGTCCGGTCAGGTGCACTTCGCTGACCTCCGCCAGACGCACCACGGCGCGCCCCCGGCGAACGACGTCCGATTCACCGAGTGGCCCAAAGAGGATCGCTACAGCGGTCTGGGTGCCATCTTCGGCGGTCGGGTGGTACGGCGCGAATTCACGCGTCGCGGTCACCAGCCCCAAGACTTGCCCTGGGTACAGCGCCGGACCTGCCGCAACGTTGATCGATTCCCGCGAAATGTTCCCCGCCCCTTCAGACAGAAGAAACTCACCCGCGTGGATCGGCTCTTTTTTGATGGTCATGGTCTTGCTCCTTTCGCGCCGCGCGCAGTTCCAGATTGGGCCGCTTGACGCGAAGCCCAGATCGAGGTGGGATCAGGTTGTTTGGCCAGCACCTTGGGGGCTGGGTCGTCATCCAGCG